AGCGCGAACAGCTACCTTTTCTCGAGTTTCTTAATTCACCTGAAAACGTAAAATTAATTCGTCAAGAAGTATCGCCCGGTCGCGGTAAGCTAAAGACGGTTGAGGCTCGTTGGATTCAGCGCCTACCTGAAACGGAAGTTGAAGAGGGCGGAAACATCCTTACTTGTACCGCAACTAACAACTACGGCGATTCGACCACCACGTACACGCTTGAAACAACCGACACGTATATTGCTGAACAATTGATTGAGGCTGATGCTATCGCCCGTCATTGCCAAGAAAACAGCCGTTACGTGCTTGAGTCAATCATGCGCTTAATGGATGTAATGGACCGTAAGGTAGCAAGTGCCGCCGCAACTCAAGCCGTTGCCGCTATCGGAACATGGGGTACTGAGGTTAGCGGTTATTACACCGTATCGGGCGACTGTTTACGCATTGCAACCCGTCAAACGGGCGGTCAAGCATTGAACGAATTTGCTTTAGCTGACATCTTGCAAGCTACTCGCATGGCTAACTATCCGGGCGCGCCTGTTGTATTTGGCGGTGCTGAAATGCAGCGTTACGCTAACGCGGTGCAAGCTGGTTGCTGCACGCAATTCGGTATCGACTTGTTGGCTATCAGTCAGCAAAACGGTTTCGGCTTTGCTTACGATGCACGTTTGGCAGCGGCTCAAGGTTCACAGCTAAAGAACTTAGCTACGACTGCGGGCGCGATGCAATGGTTATCGTTCAATATGGCAGAATGGAACGCGGGTATTACACCTGTAGCGGGTAGCAATTATTCTAAGACTATTGCTTTCACCCCTGCGGGCTTGCCTGTTGACTTGACCATGAAGGACGATTGCGGTAACTTATCTGTTGTATTGACGCATACTGGTAAACTCGTTACATTGCCTGACGATATTTACGAGGCTGGCGATAAATACGCGGGTATTAACTACGTTAACTGCATTGAAATCGTAAACCCGTAGCAGCGTCGGTAAGTTTATTATCGCAAGCCGATGAAGACTTATTGACGCAAAATGGGTTAGATAATTTAGTAACCGAATAGAGGGGTGTAACAACCCCTCTTTTTTTTATCTTTGTGCTTATGTGCTACGAATCACTTTTAGGCTTACGCGATTGCAACCTCGCAGAACCTACGACGGGCTTATATATCGACGAACTCGGTATAAACAACACCTTTTTAGGGCAATTGATAACCGACCAGTATAACAACGGCGTTGAATTGTTCGAAGATAAACGGGCTTTCGCTTGGAAAAAATTAAGCAGCGACGTTCTAACGCGGCTTTCGCCTATGATGAAAGCCGACACGATTATCGAATCTAAACGGGTGGGGCAAGTTGTAACCGATTACAGTAACATCCAAACGGCGTTAGGCGCGGGTAATTACGGCGGCATACGTGTTAAGATAAGCCCGAACACCTTAAGTTATCTAAACTTATTTATAAGCGATTTAACGCTCGCAATTGATTCGAGTAATACAAACGTACCGATACTTGTTTTCAATATGACTACATTGCAGTTAATCGATACAATAACGTACACGGCGGGCGGCATCGAATATTATATCGGTAAGGAGTTCGCAGCCAAGCGCCGCAAATTAGATTTAGCTTTCGTTTATGAATCGACCATGAACACAGTTAAATTCATACCGAAAAAAGGTAGTTGCTACGATTGCGGCGGTTCGGTTCGTGAAGCGCATATTTGCCCGTTCGTCGATGCAATAGGCATAAATTTAACAACGGACGGCGTAAGCGTGTTAAGTAGTTCGAATAACAAGTATACAACGGGTATGAGTTTAAATTACTCGGTTAGCTGCGACCGTAGAGGTTGGCTTTGTTCAATCGGTAATCAAATGAGTTTAGCCTTAGCCTATGCCACAGCCGTAGAAATATATAACTACGCGTTAACGGTAAGCCCTAACCAACGGGCGAACACCTCAGTAATCGTAAACAAAGGCGCAAAGGATTTAGGCGGTATAACAAACGCCCGCGATATTGCAGCCGAACAATACAATACCGAATTAACGGCGATGCTTCAAAATATGCGATTGCCCGACGATAACCATTGCTTCGATTGCCGTAAGAATATCAAATACGTAACGGCGCTGCCATGACACCCGAAGAGGCGAAAAAACGAACCGACGCGCTTTATAACGACTGGCTTAGTAATTTTGAGCCTTTGTATTTAGCCGCTATCGAATTACGCCGAATCATGTATAACCGAATATTTGAAACCTCGGGCGGTAACTTAAATACGGCGGGGCAAAAAATACCATTACCCGCAAGGCGTGGCGGTAATTACGAAACACCCTACTCGCCCGGCTACACCGTTAGAAAACAGCGCCGACCAATACCGCTCGAATTTACGGGCTTTTTGCGGCGTAACTTTTTAACCGAACCGATACTCGAACAGGGTTTAACCGCCGCGTTAATGTTAGACGACCGCGAATATTTAAAGGCGCAAGGCTTACAATTCGGTAAAGTGGTTAATCCCGTTTATGAATCCTTTGGCGGTTACGGGGTAATCTTTATACCGACCGAAGAAGAAGAAGCGGAATTTATCGCCTACCATACTGAACTAATAATCGACCAAATTAATAAACAATTGGGAGCATGATTTTAAAGAGCATTATCGACCGCTTAAACCAACGCGTAGAGGTTAGTAATATATTCGACCGCATATATGGTTTATGCGAGCTTACAGGCGATAAGGGATGGATTTACTACATAGGCGACGGGCAAGCGATACCCGTAACGGATTATGATTCAAAACAGGGTACGTTATTTTGGGCGAAGCGTGGTAAGGTAAACATATCCAAAATCGATAGCTTACGGGTTAGCGGTTGTAAGCAAATGTATTCGACGAAATTTAACCTTTCAGCTTATGCAATAGTTCGCAAATCACATTTACCATGCGATGGCGAAGATGCTGGCGACTGGGTAGCGTCGCGGGTTTATAAGTTAGTAAGCGGGCGCGATTATGGATTTAAAGACGTTATAGACGTTGTGAGCTATGAAGTAATACCGAACGGCTACACGGTAGGCGATAAAACATTACCGCCTAATTTCGAGTTCGCCACGGTTGTAATCGATTTAGAAGTTGAGATTGTTAGCGGCTCAGAGGATACGTGTTACGATATTTGCAACACGGGCGACATTCCATTGCCACCCGACTTTTTACCTTGTACGCCTTGCTTAACCGAGGTCGCGGTTGACGGGGTTACGATTATTGGAAACGGTACACCGAGCGACCCGTTAATAGCCTTAGGCGGTGGCGGCGGTGGCGGTACTTTGTTAGCGCTACCTTTCACAAATGACCATTTAAGCTCTACGGGAAATCAGTATTTAATTGGTAACGTAGTTTGGTATAATGGTAACGTCTATCGTTGTATCGCTAATAACGATTCAATACTGCCAACAAACGCGACGTACTGGATAAACCTCGGGGCGGGTTTTCCGCTTGTTGAACAGCCCTCTAATTGGAACGCAACGAGCGGTAATAACCAAATATTAAACAAGCCAACAATCCCTGCTACAATTGTTGAAGATGTAACAGCAACAGCACCGCTAAGTTCAAGCGGCGGCACTACGCCCGACATCAGCATTACGCAAGCAGATACAACTACGGACGGCTACCTCAGCTCTGCCGATTGGAATACCTTCGATGGCAAGTTCGATGTGCCAACAGGTACAGCTTCGGACTACCTCGATGGAACGGGCGCACCTACGCCGTTTCCTGCTTTGACCAATGGCACGGTAACATCGGTAGCGGCAACCGTTCCTAACCCGACTAACCCTGCGTTCAGCGTTAACGTGCCGAATAATACCACTACCCCGAGCGTGGACATCACAGCCAACGGAGTAGTGAGCCAGTACGTTCGAGGCGATGGCAGCCTTGCGAACTTTCCGCTTGGCGGCGGTGGCGGTGCTTCGGTTAACTATTACCTCAACGGCTCAATCAGTCAGGGTACAATAGGAGGCAATGATTACTATGAAATGAGCCGCGTTCCTGTACTTGGACCGGGTACGAACTTCACGCGCACAAACGCGCAAGGCAATGGATACATAGCGCAATTCATAACCGATGCAGGCGACCCGAATCTTTTGGCAATCCCTTCAGGCAATTGGAACTTTGAAACCTATTTCAACGCATCAAGTGGCGGTGGTAGTCCGAGCTTTTACATTGAGCTTTACAAGTACGATGGCGCAACCTTTACTCTCATATCTTCAGGTGCTACAAATCCCGAAGCGATTACAGGCGGAACGGTGGTCGATTTATACGTTAGTGCGCTTGCAGTACCAAGCACGGTGCTACTTGCAACAGATAGACTCGCAGTGCGCATATTCGTAACCCCATCGGGGCGAACCATTACGCTGCATACTGAGGACAACAACCTTTGCCAAATAATAACCACGTTCACCACAGGGTTAAACGCACTAAACGGCTTGACCGCGCAAGTGCAGAACTTTGCAACGGGAACGACTGGCACGGATTTCGGCATCAGCTCGGTAACAGATACCCATACTTTCAACCTACCAACAGCAAGCGCAAGCAACAGAGGTGCGCTAAGTTCGGGGGATTGGACTACTTTTAATGGCAAGTTTAACACGCCAAGCGGCACGACCTCGCAGTATGTTCGTGGTGATGGAAGCCTTGCGGCTTTGCCTTTCGAGCTTGTGGTGGCGGCATCGGATGAAAGCACAGCATTGACGGCTGGCAATAACAAGATTACTTTTAGAATGCCAAGGGCTGTAACACTTACATCGGTTCGGGCATCGCTAACTACGGCGCAAGCATCGGGCAATATTTTCACGGTAGATATTAACGAAGCAGGCACGAGCATTTTAAGCACTAAGCTAACAATTGACAATACCGAAAAGACAAGCAGCACGGCAGCAACGCCGCCAGTAATTAGCGACACGGCTCTTGCCGATGATGCAGAAATGACAATCGACATTGACCAAATCGGAAACGGCACGGCAACAGGATTGAAGGTAACGCTAATAGGTACACACGCATGAGTTTTATTGTTAACCCTTATTGGTATGCACAAGCCTGCCCTGATGCAGATGCTAATGCTTTCTTAACTGCAACTGGCATAACAAACCCGACAATAGTTTCGGCAATCTGCACGCTTGTAACTTCGATGAAGGCTAACGGAACTTGGGCGAAATGCCAAGCCATCTATCCTATGGTCGGTGGAACGGCAACAACCCACCAATATAACCTTAAAAACCCAGCAAACACAAACGCGGCATTTAGACTTAGCTTTTCAGGTGGATGGACTCATTCGGCTAATGGTGCGCTACCTAATGGAACGAACGCTTTTGCCAATACATTTTATAACCCTCGGGCATTTGCGACTCAAAACTCGCATCATGTAAGTTATTATTCTCGCACAAATTCAAACGGAACCGAGGTTGAGTTTGGTGCAGCCGATGGGACAGGAGGGACAGTCCTTGAAATTAGAACATCAGGAACTACTTACTATCGAATCAATTCAGCAGCGGGTTATATAACTGCTTTAGATAGTGATTCGAGAGCTTTTTACATGGCAAATAGAACAGCATCTAATGTAATTAATGGATGGAAAAATTCAACCAAGATTGCAAATGGTTCAATTGTTACGGCTACAATGACCAATTTAAACTATTCGCTTGCTGCTTTTAATCAATTTTCTAATTTATATTTCTCACGAAAGCAGTGCGCCTTTGCGTCAATTGGGTCGGGTTTTACGGATGCCGAAGCAGTTAATTTTTACAATACAATTCAAACATTCCAAACCTCGTTAAGCAGAAATGTATGATAGTTTACCAACTCACATCCGAAGAAGCCGAGCAGTTGCAAGGCGTTGAATATACAACAGACATGACATTTAACCCTATCCAAGATGCCAATGATACTTGGGTGATTAGCAGCGAGGAAGTTAGTAGCACTACTATCGACTGGGTTAAGCAATTACCAAAGATTGAATTTATTCCGAAACAAGTATTACCTTTGTAAAAACTTACAACTATGGCAGGCGTTAAAGTTACCGATTTAAATACATTAGGCACGGCAGCCTCAGACGATGTAATGTACATTGTTGACACAAGCACCAACGAATCGAAGCAAATTGAGGTCGGCAATATTGTAAATCTTCAAACTGCTTACGATAACGGCAATACTGTCAACAGCAATGTTGTGATAATAGATAACAATGACTTTATCGTTGGTGCAAACATAACAACACCGCCATCGGGTGAGTGGATTGCGATAGGCAGAACTGCTGGTGATGGAGCAACTGGTACTGGAATTGTTGCTTTGGGAACTGGTGCTGGCATTGATACAGCCAGTACCGAATCGGTTTATATTGGCAGTGGAGCAGGCGCAGACGGTTCAGGGGATAATAATGTATCAATAGGTCCGCAAGCAGGCAACCAAAATACAGGCAGTAATGTGGTATTTTTAGGCGAGTTAGCAGGCGGTCAAAATACTGGTGATGATGTTGTCGCAATCGGAAATGCCGCAGCAAGTGGCAACACATTGAATGGTATGTTCGTAATTTCACCAAGTTCTTTGCCAAGCTATGCAGATGCAACAGCAGCGGCAGCGGCAATAACGGTGGCACTTGGCGCACAAGCTGGTGATTACTACCTATACCATGACCAGTCAGATGATACAATCAAAGTAGTTATACCATAATGCGCTCCACCTCGCTGCTTGGTCTGAATCTGATTAAGAAGTATGAGGGCTTGCGGCTTAGTTCATACCTTTGCCCTGCTGGAGTGCCGACCATTGGCTACGGCAGCACGCGTCATCCGAACGGCAAGAAGGTGCTTTTAGGCGAAAAGCTCGCATCTGAAAAGGAAGCAACGCAGCTTTTGCTCGCTACCCTCGCACCTTTCGAAGCAACGGTAAATAAGCACTTGCCCTCATTGAATCAATGCCAGTTCGATGCGCTTGTGTGCTTTGCCTATAATGTGGGCGTGGGTGCGTTGGTTAAATCCACGCTACTAAAGAAAGCCAAAGCAAACGCAGCCGACCCAAGCATACTCGATGAGTTTCTGCGTTGGAATAAAGCAGGCGGCAAGGTGCTTGCAGGGCTAACCAATCGCAGACGCGAAGAGGCGAAATTGTATTTCTCGCTTTGTAACTTCTGAGCCATTATTGCCCAAACACGGGCTGCCTCTTTGCGTAAACTTACCCATGAGGAAACGCGCTACCAAACCACGGCGAATCATTGACATCATTGTGAAGCATTGGCGTGGCACAGTTGGCAGCCTCATGATACTCATTTCAATATTCTTGTTAATCTTTAAAGTCATATCCACAGAAACACTCGCGGCAATTGTAGCAACTCTAATCGCCGCTGGGTACATTCCAAAAGCCAAAGACGATGCAGCAAGTTCGTAGAGATACCGTAAAGATTGCACGCCATAATAAGGTTCACATCGACACCATGAGTTGGGAGGTTGCAACTGCCGACACAAGCTTCGCCCAGGCTAACCGCGAAAGCTTCGAGTTTGTCATGGCACAGCCCAAGCCAGTGCGTGAACTTACCGCATTTGACACCATTCAACCCTGTGATGTATCTTTACTTGCAGAACCAACGTACTACACCGCCAAAACATACCCCGTAAGAAAACCGCAAGAATTGGAAACGCCTATGAATTACGATATACTTTTGAATGGAGTTGTTTTTAGTTTTACGCTTTGGCTTTCTGCTAAGTATTTAATGGGGTGCGGCGCGGCGTGGCGGTCGCTTATAACCGATTTGAGAAACGTTTAAACATTTAGTATAATTTAACACTATTGCTTAAATTTGCAATCGTGTCTACCGTCTACATTTTAGAAAATTCTTTAGACTTGTTTTACGTTGTTACCGAAACCGACGGTACGATAGTTAGCGCAAACGAACTTTTTAAGCATTACGCGAGCCATATAAAGCCAAAAAACATCGTCGATATAGTTAGCAGCCCCGAGGATAAAGAAACGCTAATAGAAGCCGTTAAAAGGGCAAAGGATAAACAACCCGAACCCTCGAGAGTTTACGCCCGAACGAAGCAAAAGAATTTATCCGAGCGTTTTAACGTTTGGAATATATATACAATCATGGGCGCGGTGCATTTTATCGGCTTTCAGTTAGTTGACGTAACGAGCATAAGCGCACATGAACACGAACGCCAACGCGTATTACTTGAGGAATTTCGGTTTATGCTTTCGCACGAATTACGGCAGCCGTTAACCTCTGTTAGTGGGCTGGTAAAATTGATAAGTAGCAATAAAGCGATTTCAGAAAGCGAAAGGGGCGAACTTTTGCAGATGTTAGAACAATCGGTCGTAAATTTGGACGAAGCCGTAAGGGTTTTAGTTAAAAAAGCAACGCGTCAAATATGAATGATAAGCAAATTGATAAACGGCTCATAAAAGTGTTAAGGATTTATCTAACCGAACGCGAAATGCCGCCCAACGTTGCTAAAGCAATACTAAACGATAACGCAAAATGCCGTGAAAGAATCGACAAATACATCGCTCAATTACGTTTGGCTTGAAAGGTTGCTATTTTTAGCGATTTTAAGCCTGTTTTTCGTGCGTTCATGCCATCAGCAAGCGCAAACCACACTAACCGAGCAAACGTTCGTTAAAACGCGCCTAAATGATTCCTTAACGATATACACGCAAGGGCAACAAATAGCAGAACTCAAAGACCTAAGCGAAAAACTACGAATCGATAAGCCAAAAGCCGCGGTTGAGGTCGTTACGCGCACCGTTTACAAGACTAAAATACAATTAGGCGACCCGATTTACATACGCGACAGCGTGCCAGCACTTGTTTTACCGCGTAACTTTGAAAAGTTCGAGCGTTGGTTTGCGATTACGGGCAAAATTAACCGCCTCGGGTACTTGCAAATCGATAGTTTAAGCATACCCGCGACGATTTCGGTAGGCATAGGCGATACTTTACGCGGTGTTTTCCCGTTTCGTAAGCGTGAAAGCGTGGTACGGGTTGCGATTGATAACCCAAATATGCAAGTCGAAGGTTTACGCAGCTTTGTAATCGAAGCCCCGCGCAAAAAATGGTACGAAACAACGGCGGCAAAGGTCGGATTCGGGGCGCTTATCGGTTTCGGTTTGGGTAGGGCGCAAAATTAGGCGCTTTAATTATCAGCGTTTTATAAAATAATTTGCATTTATTTTTGTTTTCGTATTGCAGATTTAAAAAAGTGTTGTATGTTTGCAGTGTTAAACAATTAAACATTCACACAATGACAAAGATTCAGCCAAACACAGTAATTACAGCGGTAAGTATTTGCGATTCTAACTGCGTATTCAAAGCAGAAGTATTAAGCCGCAAAGGTGATTTCGTAACCCTTAAGGTAATGGGCGAAATAGTACGCAAAAAAGTAAAAGTAGGCTACGACGGTAACGAGTATGTTATGGCTTTAGGAACTTACTCAATGGCTCCAGCCTTTTCATAACCATCACGGGCGGCTAATAACCGCCCTTTCTTTTTAAACCCTTAAACACTTATACACATGGACACAGTTACAATTTTCCGCAATTACCAAAACACCGAGTTTTATTTTTATGACCATCTTAGCGGCGTTATGACAATGCTCGTTAACGACGGCTGCATGAAAGGAATTTACACGCGCTGCGATTCGGGAGCGGCTAACCTATCGCGTAAATTTCACCGCGAACAGTTCGAAGGCGTGCCAGTCGAACACCGACTATTTGAGCCGCTCGAACGCGACGCATTTAGCGACCTATTCATTCAGGTAATTGACGGTATTAACCGCAACCTAATACACTCGTTCGAATCCGAGAACCTTTAATTTTTTAACCCTTTAATACTTTTTAAAATGGCTTTAACAGCACCAACAGGCGGCAACGCCAACCGACAAATTGCGCCCGAGGGCTTATACCCTGCGCGCTGCTATCAAATTATCGACCTCGGAACGTCCGAGCAAGGGGGCAATTTCCCCGGCAAAAAGCGAAAAGTTCAATTTTTATTTGAGCTGCCAACCGAGAAAGCGGTATTTAACGACGACAAAGGCGAACAGCCGTACTATGTTCGCAGCATCTACACGTTAAGCATGAATGAAAAGGCGTTATTACGCCGCGATGTTTCAGCGTGGTTAGGCAAAAAGATAACCGATAGCGAAGCCGCGAAACTGGATATTTTTAAGATGCTCGGTAAAACGTGCATGGTAAACGTAACGCACGTAACAAAGGGCGAGAATACCTACGCTAACATTATGAGCATTACACCGCTGCCAAAGGGCTTAACTTGCCCCGAACCGATTAACGAGGCTTATGTTTATTCACCTACCGAACACAACCAAGAAACCTTCGCAAAGCTACCCGAGTTCGTACAAAACAAAATCAAAGAATCGGACGAGTATATAGCGATGACAAAGGCAAGTTTTAAAAACGATTTTACACCTAAAACGCAGCCGCTTTCAAACTTTGAGGAACTACCCGACATCGACGATATATTCGGGCAAAAGGCGGCTAACGATTTGCCGTGGGATTAAATAATAAAGGGCGGCAAAGCGCCGCCCCTTAGCTTACAAATAAATAAACAAACATGAACACACTTGCAAAGGTACAAATACCAATCGAAAAAATATACTTAGCGATAAATTCGCCGCAAGTATTAAACGCTCAAGCGATAATCAAAAGTAACACGGGCGGCGGTGAAGCTAATAGCGTTACGAACGTTAGCGAATATACAGCCATGAACGCCGCTGTTAAGGACGTTAGCGATGCGGTTAAGGCAATCGAAGCCGCACGTAAGGAAGTAACAACACCGCTCGAGCATTTCAAAAAGGAACTTATAAAACTCGAAAAGGATGCCACCGCGCCGTTAATCGATTTTATGGAAGATGCTAAAAAGCGCATGGTCGAATATCACGAACGCCTCGAAGCCGAACAGGAAGCCGCCGAAGCGAAACTAATAGCCGAAGCCGCGCAAAGCATAAAGGAAGCCGAAGCGCTTAACGATGTTATTGCAGCGTTCACAGATAAGCTATACGCCACCACGGTAGAAAACAACCAAACGAAAAACATTCGCACCACATTAAAGGCGCGTACCGTTGGCGAGGTTGACTGGTTAAAGGTTTTAGCGGTTCAATTCGCGTATAATAACATAAAGCCCGAGGATTTAATACAGGGGCTACCCAAAGCAATGAAAGAACTGGGCGTTGATAGCATCGAAGGTATTGAGTTATACGAACACAAAACGCAAGTAATCCGATGAGAATAGATAACAACACCGCCTTAGTTGAAGATAGCTTTGGCAATGGTATAATCGTACGCCGTGGGGGTAACACCCTGCGGCTATCGATTCGCTTAAACGGCGCAACTAAAGAGCGTAAAATCGGCGAAATAGATATGCCAACGCGAACGCTAACGGTAACGCGCAACCGCGCAAAGCACCTTTTACAAAAGGGTAACGCCTACGGGTTAAACCATAAATTAATCGCAGATGCTACCCGCTTCGATACGGTGCGAATAGTTGACGATTTCGGGCGCTGGGACGTTCCGCGTGAATACATACTTGAAAACGGCAAATTTCTTTTATTTGCAAAGCAAGGATTCGAGCTGCAAATATTTATTTCACTTGAACAAATAGAACCTTTTAAATCATGAAACAGACCGCAACAGATTATTTTTACGATAGGATGCTAAAACTATTTATGCAATACCATGAAGAGGATGTACCGACTATTAATTTTGGTGAAGTAATTACCGAGGCATACGAACGGGCTAAAGAAATGGAACAACTCCAAATAATCGACGCGCATGATAGCGGGTACATTGACGGGCAAGGACAAAAGAGTATATCAGCGGAACAATACTACAACGAAAACTATGGAAACTAAACAGATACCAATTAAATTAATAACTCATTATGCTGATGATGAAGTTTTTTTTTATGAATTAAAACATCACTTTAAAGATTTTATTTTTGAAATTTATATGTATGATGATAAAGATAATGAAGATGAAAGAATAATAGATTTTATTATTACTAATAAAAATCGACATCATCATCCAATAAGATTCTTTTTTAAAAATCAAAATGATAGAGTGAAATTTGCAGTAGATTCAAGTGGCGATAATGGCTCTTCTTATAGAACTGGAAAAGATTGGGAACAAATAAGCGATTTTGCAGACTCATTCAAACGATTAATAAACTCATGACACGCGAGGAATATATTAAGCACCCAGCAATTAGCGCAAGCCGTATTAAACGATTTTACACGGGCGATATAAGCTATGCACAAAAGGCGCTAACCGAAGGAGCGGCGTTTCATTTCGATTTACTTGAGCAACCGTTTGAAGATATGCCAACCAGCACCCAAAACGTTTATAATGCGATTCACGAGGTCGCGATGTTAGGCGAACTATTTGACAAGTCCGAGCATGAATACATAGCCCTCAATAACGTAACGATAGGCGGTATAACGGTCGAGGGTAAGGGTATGATGGATTTATGCTGGTTAGAACGCGGTATGATTGCAGACGTTAAAACAACGAGCGCTAAAAATATTCAGGCATTCGCCGACGATATGGTTAAGCATTGTAACCACGTTCAGGCGGTTTGGTATTCGATGCTTATGGGTTGGAGTCCTAAAGATTTTTACTACATAGGCGTACCGCCAAAGGTTAAAAAATCGGGTAATTTTAAGGACTTGTACTTATACCGCCATAACGATGCAGAAATCGAAAGCGCAACGCAGTTAATCATTAACTACCTAAACAATGAAGGAGCGCGTTAAACAATCTAAATTTGATTACTTGAAACTTATTAGCCAGTTAGAAAGGCTAATTAAATGGATGCCTCAAACGGACGTAGGGTATCAAAAAAAGCTGACTAAATGCGCCGAGTTTTGGTGGCTGCATAAAGGAACAATACCAGCCTCGACAATTGCAATACTACTTAAAGTTAAACGAACCGATTTAATAAACTTACTAAATGCGCAAATCATTGAAAGAGGCACATACACACGCTAACGACCTCGGCGACCTTACCGAATTTATCGGACACACTTATAAGAACGTAGCCTCATACCTTTTATCGTGCGGCTTTGAATACCTCGAATGCTGTTTTAAATACCGAAAGGTTTTTAATGATTACGAAAACAATCGAAGCATACTAATAGACCTATACGACGAAACAACCGAGCAAAAGGGGCGCGTAGAATACATGGCAGTTTATAACAATATTTACAAACGATGAAACGACCGCCACGCGAAAGCGATATTTATACCGCGATTTCGAAGTATATGCAATACAAACACCCCGAAATACTATTTAGGTTTGATTTCAGCGCGGGTACAAAAATGAGCGTAGGGCAAGCAAGGGTACACAAATTAATGAACCCGCACCGAGGCTACCCCGATTTGTTTATCGCCGCTCCGCGTGGTAAATTTTGCGGTTTGTTTATAGAAATCAAAAAAGGCGATTTTAAGCCGTTTAAACTCGATGGAACTCTAAAACAAGACGAACATCTAACCGAACAATTTGAAGTCCTTACGCGGCTTAAAAATGCGGGTTTCGAGGCATTGTTTTGCTCGGGGTTAGATGAGTGCCTAAACACAATTGAAAACTATTTGAATCAATAAATTTTGTATATTTGAAACGTTTAGAGGTGGAATCCTAAACGAAACGAAATTAACTTATCGCCCTTTGGGTTTACGAGGCAAGGTGTATCCGAGCCGATTCCACCGTAAATTTCAAAGGGCTTTCTATTTTATGAAAAAATCGTTTGTACTTTATACGGATAACTGGGTAACATTAAAGCACCTTTCTAATGAGCAACTCGGTGAATTAATGCGAATGCTTTTTGAATATCAAATCGAAGGTAATACGCCCGAACCATCAAACCCTCTATTTATTGCTTTTGGTTTTATTCGCTCTGCGATGGATAGAGATTTAGAAAAATGGAACGAACGCGCTGAACGTGCGAGGGTTAATGGTTTAAAAGGTGGGCGACCAAAAGAAAACCAATATGGTTTAGAAGAAACCCAAAAAACCCAGTCGGTTAATTCGAAACCCAAAAAACCTGTTAATGTAAGTGTAAGTGTAAATGATAGTGTAAGTGATAATGTAAATGCTAACTTTAAAAAGTGGAGTGAAGACGATTTGATTAAATCGATGACACCATATTCTGAACGTTATACTAAAGAAATGCTAAACACTTTTTATAATTATTGGAAAGAACCTTTGCCAAATGGAAAACTAAGGCTAACGGCTCAAGATGCATGGGATACTGGGCGAAGGTTAGTAACATGGAGCAAACGCGATAAAGACAATAAACCACAAAACGCCGTAGTAACACGCGCCTCGATGGGGGTTAAGATGCAGTAATATGAAAACAATAAATTCACTAAGCGGTGGTAAAACGTCGAGCTACATGGCTAAACATTACCCAGCCGACTATAACATTTTTTCACTTGTTAAAATCGATGCTGAATACTGCAAGCCAAAAGATAAAAGCCTCGTTCAATATGTTTCGGATAAGATAGGCGAAGATTTTATAGCCACAGCCGAAAGCGATAAAACGCTTTATGTTATGCGAGATTTAGAGCAGTTAATCGGTCAAAATATTATTTGGGTTAGTGGCTTATCATTCGACCAATTATGTAAACAACGTAAAGCATTACCTAACATGATGCAACGTTTTTGCACCTCTGAAATGAAAATGATTCCAATAGCTGATTGGTGGTATAAAAAAATAAATGAAAAAGTAAAAATGCAAGTAGGTTTTCGCTACGATGAAATGGAACGCGCCGAGCGGTTTACTACCGAGATAAAAATAAAAGTAGGTAAGCACCCGAGCGGAAAAAATAAATGGCAAACGTTTAACTGGCGCGAAGGCGCTTACCCGTTAATAGATAGCCGCATAAATCATTTTCAGGTTAACGAGTGGAGCAAAACAACTAACTTAATTTTCCCGCATGATAGTAATTGCGTTGGATGTTTTTGGAAACCTATTCAACAGCTTCGCAAAAATTGGGAAGATGAACCACTAAAAATGCGTTGGTTTTCAGA